CAGTTTTAGGTGATATCATTAATGGTATTTGGTTTGAGAAAGTCGGTGTCGATGCTGTAAACATGTCTTCCAATCTTTTTTACAATTCCACTATCGAGCTTTACATAGGGGGTCAAAAAATAGACTCCCAACATTTTGATTATTACTCGGATATATGGCACAATTATATGTCCGACACATGGAGTAAGACGCAAGAATTGAATAACAAAGTTTCTAAATCCAATCCAGCATTTCTCCCACTTCACTTCTTCTTTTGTGATCATAAGGCATTCTTACCCCTTGTAGCCTTACAACATCATCAAGTCGAAATCAAAATCAATTTCGATGACACGTATTATAATGATTCAGTTCTAAATCTTACAGCTGCACAAAAACGAATTAATGTATACGGCAACTATATTTACCTAGATAAAGAAGAACGAGAATCTCTCGTGGGTCGAAGTCTCGACTTTGTCATCACACAAACACAACAAATAAATCTTCCATTGGAGACTGTGGCTGATAACGCTTTAGGTGGTGGTGATAATACATTTGATATTTCATCGTTTAATCATCCTGTTAAATCACTCTTTTTTGGTTTTGGTGCATTAAGTGATGATTTTGCGAACGATCGTTTAACATTTTTAAGTGGTGATATTCAAATCAATGGGACCCCAATCCTTGAACACATGTCTCCAAATTATTTTCATACAGTACAAAATTATTACAAATCATCGTACGGTGCAACTGATTTTGTCCACGAAACCAACGTACTTTTCAACACAAGGTACTTCGCGTATCACTTCTGTCTAAATGCATCAGACTATAATCCATCGGGTACATGTAATTTCAGCCGTATAGATCATGCCAAACTTGTATTACGGGGTGTGGAGAAGGGTAATCTTAGACCAAGTAATCAGGAGTTAAGTATATTCGCAGTAAACTATAATGTTCTAAGAATCAAGGATGGTTTAGCTGGAATTTTATTCGGTAATTAAGGTATAGATGGGTAGGACAGCTCGTTTCGATCAGGTTTTCGTAACCAGTCTAGACGCAGACCCAGTCGAGCAAGATGTACTTACTGACGTAAAAAGTATTATTACAAAAGAGATCGACGTTGAAGTTATTACAGCAGAAAAATTTGCTATTTCTAATACAAATCCTACAAAGAATATTTCTATAGGTTCAAATATTTTTGTAGAGGATACAGGAACGAATATTGTTCTTGACGTGACCAAGGGTATTCGTACCGAGCGTTTGTATGTGAATGATAAGCTTGGTATTGCGGCACCGGGTGCTACAAACGAGTTTCAGATTGGACCAAATGCTGAATTTGTTATTAATAGAGCTAGTGAACATTTAGTTACCGCAAAAGGTAACGTTTCAGCTACAAACGTTCTAGTTTCAAACATTATTAATGTGGATGATACACTCATCATTGATAGAATGGGATCAAATGTATTGAAGGTGGTGGGAAATACACATACTACAAATATATCGGTTGAAAATTATTTAAGTGTTGGTATAACTGAAAATTTTGATCCGGGTTCAAATGTAGCTGTTTTCAATGGTGCAAACGTTGTGATTGATAATGGTATTCTAAGAGTTAACGGTAATCTCCATGTGAATGGTAACGCATTCATAACTGAAAGTGCGCAATACCAAACAGTTATCAATCTAGTTGTTGAGAACAGTGTGATCCAACAAGCATCCACAAATAATAAAAATGCACCATTCGACAATGCTTTACTCATGACTGAAGGTGGTGATGGAAGTGTGTCAAATCTTGTTATTGGATATCAATTTTCTAATAATGAATTTGTAGTTGGTCGAACTCAAATGGCACCAGATGATACTAAAATTCATTTAGATCCAGCCCAGACAGTAAATCTTCATGTGTATGGTCAGTTATTCACAGATGGTAATGTAGCTGTCGGCGGCGGCGGCGCGGGCGTGGAGCCGAATAGATTCCACACATTATCTGTAGGCTCAAATGTATATTTTGATGATGCGGGTTCGAATCTATTCGTATCTACCGGAAATGTGTCCGTAGAAGGTAACGTAGTAGCGGGTGGTGTAAGGATTGGAAATCTTTTAGATCTAAATCCAGAGGCTACTATACCAGTTCTCATTAATCAAAATATTAAATCAAATGCGATTACAACCACTGGTTACACACATTCAGGTATTGCCAATACTGCACCAACAAATACCTTGTCTGTAGGTGCAAAAATATTTGGAAATCTGACAAGTGCAAATACATTAACTGTTATAGGTAATACAACAACAACAAATCTTTTTACAGAATCAATTTATTCACATGCAAATGTATCTATACATGCAGATAGATTCGGTGGTGACAGTGTGACAGATGCACTTGTTCTTAAATCCGGTCCCACTGCTTCAAATGTGAGTTCAATCGAAATATCTGGTGCGAGTACATCAAATACGAATCAAATAATCAAAATGAGTACAAAAAATACAGAAAGAGTGAGGATTACCCCTGAAGGTAGAATAGGTATATCGAATACCCACCCCACTGAAAAACTAACTGTCGCGGGAAATGTGCACACGACTGGAGGTGATGGTTTTATTTATGGTAATACATGGGGGTCGGTGTCAAATACAAGTTCTCGTATGTATTCATCCCATTTGGTAGGTGAGAATAAGATTGAGAATATTGTAGCTGTTGGTAAGGGTCTCAACATTTATGCGAGTAAAACTCCTACAATGGGAACACCAAAATTAACCATCCTTGAAACTTCAAATGTTGGTGTAGGTACAGCTACACCCAAGGGTAGATTACATACATCTGGGGGTACAGTGTTTATCAACGACGAAATCACTAACAATGGAACGTACAAACATCTTGGAACTCCACTCATCGTTTCTAATGCAACTGCGGTTTCATCAGATTTGACAGATTTTGCGAGGGTTTTGGAACTTTGTAGAGAGGGTGGAACCTCGAGTAGTGATGGTGTGAGAGCAACATTCAAAATGGGTAAACACACAGCGGTTTCAAGTGGTACAGCCAACTCTCAACTTGATATATTTTTAGCAAGTACAAATTACGAGACAGAGGTTGATGTGCTTTCACTTAGAAGTGATGGTCGTGTAGGTGTAGGCACGACATCACCTACCGCTCATTTAGAAGTACATTGTACGGGTGCAGCCAACCCCCTAACAAATGGTTTGTTGGTACACAATTTCGATGGAGCATCTGGTGATGCTATCTTAGCGGCCAAAACTCGTATACTCACAGGTAATGTATTCACCTCTTACATCCAAACAAATGCGGGCTCTAATCCTAGGGGTTGGTCAACAGGTGTGACTGGCACAGACTCAGATTTTAGAATCACACAAAATATAGAAAATAACAAAGACTCATCGACCGTGGGTCTATACATATCTGGTTCAACTGGTAATGTTGGTATAAATACAGATGCACCCCGAGGTGCACTAGATGTGATAGGTGATGTAGTCATAGGTAATGAACTGTCATTCGGTGGTCTCAGTGGTGACCCATTTGGTAGCACGAGGCTTGTAGAAAGACGTTATAATACACTGAAAACTAAGAATGAACTCATACTATTCAAGGGTAATGATGGTTCATCGGATGATTCTGGCCCCGATAGAATTCGACACATTGCCGCAGAACACATGTTCCAAACCTATACATCCTCTGGTCTAACTTTAGAGCAGACTATAACTAATATAGGAGAGGCCGATCCAGGAAATGTACCATTATGTGTAATTAGTAAAAATAATGGTATGGTAGTTATTGGTGGACAACGTTCAAGTGCAGATAATGTTGGTAATAATACAAAGCTTTTAGTAAATGGTAATATCGAGTTCGCTGGTGGTGGTGCATTCACATTGACCGGTTTTTCGTTCGTAACACAAGAACCAGTGGGAGACCCTGAGTTTAACGTAATTAGATCTCTATTGGATGGTGGTACACGTCGCCCACTTACATTTGCCCATGCAATTGATTCTAGTAACGATTCAGAATTCGCCCGTTTCGATGAACTTGGTAGACTTGGTATAGGTACATCAACTGTAGACTCTAATGTACATATTTATAACGCAAACACAACCGACCAAACACTCCTAAAACTTGAGAGTCCTCACCCAGGTTCGGGTACATTCACTAAAAAGTCTGGAATACTTCTTCATACCACCGAGAATTTCGGTGGTTATGTGAAGGCTTTCAGGGATTCAGCTACTTCACTTTCTGGTATCGTAATTGGTGGTACCAATAGCGGTACAGAAACGGATGGTGTCCATATTACACACGTGGGTAACGTGGGTGTGGGCACCCTAAACCCACAGAAACAGCTTCATGTCTATGATGGAATGGTTCGTGTGGAAAGTCCCTCAAGTAACGCGACTATCGAACTCACCACATCTGCTGGGAGTGCGAACATTTATGCGGACACCACGGGTAATGTATTTATAAACCCATTGAGAACTGGTTTGAGAAATACAACCTTCCTCAACAGTAATGTAGAGGTCATAGGTGATTTCTCTGTAGATGGTGCCCTAGATTTGGGTAACCAAGTCGGTCTAGGTTTGGATGGTGCAACCGCGAACACAACACTCCATGTGAATGGTGGTATCATCACAAACTCTGACCAGGTGGCGACGAAGCGGTATTCAAATACGTTCCCAATCAATGACACTAATGGACAAGATGTGATTCTCACTTTTAGAACTGGGACGTTTTATGCAAAGATTATAGCCGTATTAAGAGACTCAGGAACTAAAGCTAACACGAGTACTGTGGTTCTTGAAGCGACCGGTGGTACACACGATGGTTCAACTGGGACCATATATGATATATCCATAGGTCCACAATCCATAATGGGTAGTACTGGGGGTACACAATATCCATGGAGTAGTGCAACACAAACGGGAACCCGGGGTATTCGACTTTTACCAGCGACATTGAGTGGTCGAAACTATATATATGACATAACTGTGGAGGTGACGAGTGCGTGTGATGGTGGTCTTAAGAAAATTTCACACAACCTTACTTCCCAGGACCAAGCTAACCTTAATAATGAAACTGCTGGTGTAACTACTCTAGCGACATTCACATATTAAATTTACTACGAGGGAGGGTGGTACCCCGCGGTAGATTAAACATTTACGCCCTGATGGAATCAGAGACGGCTAGTGCAACTACGCCAACAATGAAAGCCATGATGACGTAATTTAATTCGGTTTCTTCGCGGCCGACCTGAGGCTTTACAGGTTCGGCCTTGGCCTCAGCGACAACTTCTTGCTGTCGAACGGGAGGCTCGAGCTCCTCAAGCGGACAATACGCTATCATTTATATAAGTTTAGAGATTTATTTCGGTCTTCTTCTTTCGACGAGTTCTCTTGGGTTTAGATCCTGCACCAACATTGACCTCCTTGACCTCACCTCCAGTGGAATCACCGGAGACTGACATGATATCAGAGAGATCATCATCCTCATCAACAGGCTGAGGCGCCGAGGGTCCTTGTCCCATTGAGGTATTCATTGGGGGTGGGGGAGGCATCGAAATGCCACCCATGAGGCTTGAAATATCAAGTCCGGGTCCCTGCATCTCGTACTGCCCTGATCCACCCACGGGTGCATCAACTGCGGGGCCACTAGTGTCACGGGTAGTGTTCTGAACCGCCGCCATCATATTCTTCACCAGGTCTGGATTCTGCTTCATAACATCATTCATGTTTGGCATTACTGACTTGAACATCGAATTTGTAAGGTGAAACATCATTGCTGAGCCACCCAACATCATAATCAGCTTGACCTCTGGTGCAACACTGACCTTAGATCTGTATTTCACATATAGTTCCTCAAATACACCATCATAATCATCAACATTCTCCATAACAGACTCAGACCAACCCTCAAGTTGAACCTCAAATGGGTTATACCTCTTATTCAAAAATTCAAGCCCAGTTACACAGGCGACCAACATACGGCGAGAGAAGCGAACTGATTGTTCAACATCTATGCTGTATGTAATCCTCTTGACCTCTGATCTGAGTTCATCAACATTCGAGTAAGCGTTCAACCTCTTGTTAACTGCAAACCCCTTCTTCTCAAGTCGAGCTAATTTGTTAATAAGATCCGACTTTTCTTCATCAATTGAAGTGTACCCCTTCGAGGGTTGCTCACCCTGGTCACTAGGACCTGGGCCCATGGCTTCATCATCATCGAACATCATTGGTTCATCCTCACCATAATCAATTTCCTCATCCTGTTGAGGCTGAGCTGGGGTACTTTGTTTGTTGGGATTCACAAAAGCATCCATAGCCTCCTGACCCTGAAAAGATTGTTGAGGTCTTTGCATAGGCCTTGTGGGTCGAGGTACAGGTTTTGGTCGTGGTGCAGAAATTTGAATCTCATCCATCAGGGCCTGTTCATCAGCATCTAATTTCATCACAGTCGTTTGACCCCTATCGAGTACGATTTCTTCGTCCATCTACTGTCTATTTAGAAACTAAGAAAATCTCTTTAACGCACTTTAAAAAAATCTATGTCTATTATAAATGTTTAATCTTAACCTCAACAAGAGTGATCGCAATGCTCTCATGGCCATCGCGGTTTTGATGACCCTCATCTTCGTTCTGTCTCTTATGACTGTGAAGACCGCGAATTATCAGCCCAGGCCAATTACTATTACACCTGTCAGTGAAGAATCTCTCTTCGACCTCAAGCCCGACCTTGAGTGTACCGCTGGTTCAGGCAAGGAGGACAGCCCTTACTCGGTTGGTCTTACCCCAGGTGGTCTTTGTGGTGCCCAAAAACTTGTAGGTGATCATGCCGGATATGAGATCGCGGATGGAATTGGTGG